GCGCATCCTCAACAGGTGGTGATGTGAAGATGTCTAGTGCTGGGTCGTAGAGGTCACCGATGCCAGCGTACTTGCCACGGAAGTTTGCGTTGAAAGACGTTTGCTTCCAGGTGCCGCCAAGTTTCAACGTGTTGGCAATGAACGCACGACCAGCCGCCTCCGTATCAGGGAAGCCAAGTGTCGGTTCACCGCACACATCGTTGCTGATGCTGATAACACGAAGCACCGTGTTGGTGTTGTCTAGTTCTGCGAAGTAAGCCATGTCACGACCATCCGATAGTTCCAGAAGTTAGAAACGTGAAAATCCAGTGCGTCGAAGTTTGCGTTGCTCCACCACCAGTCAGAGTGGTTGGAAATTTTGATGCAATGGGCACACGCAAAATTACGACACCAGAACCACCTGCACCACCAGCAAATCCAGGAGACGTCACACCGTTATTGTTTCCAGCACCACCACCACCACCTGTGTTGATGGTTCCTGCTGTTCCAATATTGCTTGTTGATGTTGAACCGCCTGCGCCACCGCCACCCGACCCCCCAGCAGCAGCGGTTGAAGTTGCATTCAACGCACCACCACCTCCACCTGCACGAGTTACCGCAGAACCAGTTATGCTTGACGAAACACCGTTTCCGCCAGTTGGCGTCGAACCGCCACCAACACCAACAGCACTAGCACCGCCACCACCACCACTATTTGTACCCGACCCTGCACCACCACCGTATCCCTGATTTGCTGTGCCAGTACCCGCTGCACCACCCTGAGTACCACCACCACCGCCAGAGCCACCGTTTCCGCCAGCATCACCATCACCCGAGTCAGTTCCGCCGCCAGCACCGCCACCAGTTGAAGTGATAGTTGTCAAACCCGTTCCAGAAATAGAACTACTAGAACCGACTGTTCCTTTATTGGTTGCAGAACCAGCCGCACCGCCAGCACCAACTGTAATTGTGTAGACAACACTACTGGTGATACTTATTGCAGATTCAGCAGATGCACCACCACCAGAAGTCTCACCCGATACGCCGTTTCTGTATCCACCTGCGCCACCACCGCCACCAGCACCAGTTGAATTGGACGAGCCACCACCGCCACCACCACCACCAACAACAAGCCATTCGGCAGTTGATGGAATACTTGCCGCTGCAACGAGGCTAGTTGTCTGCGATGAGACATAACCCAAATAAGAACGCGTCACTCTGCTACCTCACTAACAAACTTAGACCCATCCCACACATCACCAATACCAGCAAACTTCCCACGGTCCGCACCCTCAACAGGGTTACCGTTGTACGACGTTTGCACCCATTCGCCAGCAAGACCGATGCTTGCGATGAACGCTTTGCCTGCGGCTTCTGTTGGGGCGTCACCGTTGCCGACGACGATAACTTCTCGAACGACACCGTTTTCTACTTTTGCGAAATGTGCCATTACGAAACCACCAAAGTTCCTGTGGAATCCCACGCATACCAAGTGTAGGAACCGTCAGTTCCGTTCGTTGTCGTGCCTGTCGTTGAGAAGGTAAGACCTAGTCCTGTTGCTGTTGCGGTGAGCCAACGCACGACGACGCGACCAGAACCGCCATTGCCGGGTGTACCTGTTGCTGTACCACCACCACCGCCTCCACGGTTTGCTGTTCCATTACCGCCAGCAGTACCTCCAGTAGCACCGTTACCAGCATTGGTTCCGCCTGTACCGCCAGCAGAGGAACCTCCTCCGCCGCCACCGCCAGAGTACGAAATAGCACTGCCTGTGTAACTATTGCTTGAAGCACTACCGCCAGCACCACCAGTGCCACCAGAGGCATCACCGCCGACAGAGCCAGCACCGCCACCGCCGCCGCCTGCGTTACCAGTAGAAAGGCCGCCATTATTGCCTTCTCCAGAAATACCTGTAGCCGCTGCGCCGATGTTGTCTCCACCACGACCGCCGCCAGAAGCACCCGGTTGTCCGCCCCCATCACGACTGCCTCCAGCACCACCACCGTTGGCGCCATTTAGAAAGGCGGAAGCACTGCCTGAAAGGTATGACGCTCCGCCAGCACCAACCTTGACTGTGTAGGTGGTCTTGCCGATGATGCCTGTGCCTGTTACAAAGCCGCCAGCGCCACCGCCACCGCCACCGTCAACTGACGTTGCACCAGTGCCAGCGCCTGCACCGCCGCCGACAAGCAAATATTCAACACTCAGGAAAGCCATCGTCGGCACAACCTGAGACGACTGCGACGACACATACCCAAGTTGACGGCGAGCCGTGCCCATCCGCTACCCCTAAGCGATACGGTTCACAAAACCGTACAGCACAACAACATCAGCAGTACCAGCAAACGCACGCACAACACGAGCAGTCGCATTACCCTGCAACAACAAACCAGGAACAACCGTCACAAGACCAGCCTCCGGCAACACCGTCAGCTCGATCTCGTTGTCAACAGCAGTCGTACCACCCCACTGAACAGTCAACTTCACCGACGAAGCAGAAGTGTTCACCGCATACAACCAGATTTCGTCAATCGTTGCAGCAGTAGACGACGCAGTATGAATCGCAGTACCAGTGCCGCTCGTCGCAGCAACCTTGATACCCAATCCAGTACCAGTAGTACCTGCAGGCTGCAAAGCCAATTTGCTATACGTTGCCATAATGACTCCTAACTATACACCTGAACTGCTAAAACAATCTGGTCATCCTCACCAGAAGAAAGAGCCGTCGCCCACTTCAACCCAGTCACCTCAGCCGAATCAGCCGTCAACACAGTATTATTCGCACCAACAGCCAACCACGCAGGATCAGAACCGTTCGACGCCAACACGCCACCCTTGGCGCCAAGAGCCAAACGCGTCGGGTCCACCGACGAGTTCATCGTCAACAAATCACCACGAGCCGTCATCGTTGAGGTGAACTGATTCGCCTCATCCGCATCATCCGCCGTGAACACCGGATAGATTGTCGCACCCGACGCATGAGTCTGAGCAGTCGTATCGTCCTGTGCGCGAGTCAACGTCAACACAGAACCAGAAATCGTGGCTCGACACTTCTCCTCAGAAGCAGTCCCAGGACTAATAACAACAAAGAACGGAACACCAGCCGTTGAAGGCCAACCAGTCGTCGCCGCCAACGTAGCCGACGTGTCACCAGACGCCAAAGCGTTCGTGATCGTCGTCTGCGCCGCTGCGCCCTTGTACTGTCTACGAGTTACTGCTGCCATCGGCTCATCATCTTACACTACGCATAACCACAATAGCCGTCCCCTCAAAATCGTTCGTCCGATGGGCGTTCACCAACTGGGCTATCCGCATCTGCACATTCTCAACCACCACCGCAAACGTCTCTTCGTTCTCCTGATAGGTCACCACCCGAGGGTTCTCCACCAAGTCACGCAAATAGCCGAGTTCACGGTCCACATCCTGCCAGTATTCCCGTCCGTTGATAGACAGCTTGTGGTGCATGATGAGGGGCACGGAGAAGATTTGGGATCGTAGCGGGGCGGCATAGGCGCGAGCCATCCAACGGGTAAGGGTTGGACCGGTGCTGGTTACGGCGTCACGGTTGAGGGTCACTTTGATTTCGGCTTCGAACACCTTGTCTTCCAACCCGTCAAACGTCTTTTCCTTCACATTCGCCGTAGTCAGGGTGGCGAAGTCAAAGAAGTCTCCGCCGTCTGATGCCACCGACATGGTGACCGAACCTTTCAACGGCAAGCAACGCAAGTCGAGTTTGGGGATGAACTTGGCGTCCGGTACACCCCAACGGTAGATACCTGATCGTAGATAGCCGGAGGCGACCAGGTTGGTGGCGTGGGGTGTGAACACGCCGACACCTGAGACGGTGAAGAGTGGCTTGTTTTGGAACTCGTGGATTGACTGCACCGTACCTTGTGCGGTAGCCATCAAATCGGTTGCGTATGCCGGCTGGTTTGGGGAGATGAATACGGAGATGTCCATGCGTCCGATGCCTGTGGAGGTTGAGTCAAAGTTGGACCATGAGAAGTAGACGTATTGACCGATGCCTGCCATCGCTCCGACTGCTGCACCTGTTTGTACGAGTGGTCCGACGGTGAGGTTGCCGTCGGTGTCTGTGGAGCAGAAACGGAATCCTGTGGTCGTACCAATGATGACGTAGCCGAGGTAGCCGTAGATGGATTGGACGATTTCTCCAAGGGGCAGTTCGGCGGCTGCGGTTGGGATGGCAAGTGCTGTGCCATCGGCTTGGATTTGCGTCTTGTAGATAATGCTCGTATTGCCTGCGTAGCCTGCGGCATAGATGTGGGTTTGTCCAGCAGCAAAACCGACCCACGTCCAGTTCGTGTTCGGATGCGTGTAGAGCGCAGTCGGGTTGTTCGCTGATGAACCTGCCGCGGTGGTGATGTTCCAAATCTTGCGCTTATCGGTACCCTGCCCAGCGACCATGAGACGGCCTCGCACATACGACAACACGCCAGCCTCAATACCAGTGATGTACGCCGACGAAGTAGAGATGCCAGCGTTCGTCTGGTCGATGTCGCCGTTGGCGTACGAGTAGAACACGTTGTAGCCGTCAGACGTAATCGAATACAAGTTTGATGCCTGGGTACCTGTCACCGTTGTGACCGTCACGAAATCACTGGTGTATCTAACGGTCTGTCCGTCAGTTCCATAGAGGCGACCATCAGCAGTCACCGCATACAGATTCGTATTCGAAGTTGGGTACACGTTCGTCGTATCCTTCAACAGGCTAAGCCTGCCCTTCGTCCACGGGTCCACACCCTTGCTTGTATAGAACCTGTACGCCTCAGCGTCAGCCGTATCCGAATACTGTTGCCCTGCACCGTAATGCCACGATGACTGCGAACGACGCCACAACCCCTGCGGGTTCAACGCCGACTCGCCAGGTTCCGTTGACTGGTCAACCGAATCACGAACACGCGCATCAAACTGGCGACTAAACTCATTCGCCTTCATATCCAACATGTACGGGCGACCGTTGATCGCAATAGGGAACACATCAGGAACGAGCTGTGTCGCACCCGTACCGGTGTAGAAACTTGACGCAGGTTTGAAAGCGTCTTTGAAACGCGTCAGCGTAGCCATCGGCTACTTCCTAAACTTGATTGGGTACTGCGCCTTCAAACGCCCAGCCTCAGCGATAACACGCTCACGACGCAACCGTTGAATGTTCGCAATCGAGTTCGCAACCGCACCAGCCTGCACCTCATCAGGGCGACGAGTATCCCCCTGCGACTCAATAAAGTTCCGTTTGATTTCACGGCCAGCCATCAAACGCATCACAACACCCATCTCCACAATGTCGTCACACGTCGCAGGCAAGAAACAATCAGTCGTCAAATCCGACGACTCTGAACTGGCACGAGTGAAAGGAGCTTTGTAGCGCACACGTACCGTGCCAGCCATCACCGGCTCATCAAACACGAGCGTGTTCCCTGACGCAAAATCGGAGGTCGGCAAACCAGTCTGCAAACGCACGTAACTCAACACGGGATGGTCGTCAGCCAAATAACGCAGACGGACATCCAACAACTCCAAAATCGTTCCCGACCCAGTAATGTTGATTTGGCGATCCGAACCGTTGTACGTCAAATCGACGCTCACCACACGAAACAAACCGTTCGCCGTAGAAGACAAATCATCAAGGTCTGCGTTCAACGCATCCAACATCTGTGCCCGAGGGAACCGTGGGCTGAGCGTTACTATCGCTCCCGAAGCGTGGGATGTCGCAGTCGTGCCTGCATAACCGCGTTCGACCGTAAGTGTTTTCGTCGCAGGGTTCGAATCCCAAACATAGAAAAGTTCTGATCCGACCTCGAATACAGAACCAGTACGAAGGCCGCCAACATCGTAAGAAGTGACAACACTCGTGTCACCACTCGTGAGACTTGCAGCCAACTTGTTGCGTTCTTCAACGACCCCTGCCAACATCTGCCGCGAAGCCCTGTTCAGGACCGTCGCAACTGTCGTCATCTTACTCCGTAGGTACCGTACCCTGGGAACGAACCTGCTTGTGCTTTAGCAGACGACTTACGAGTACGCTTACCCTTCTTCGCTTTCGGTGCAGGACGATACTCCTTAGCGGGAGCGCCCTTCACGGAAGACTTCTTGTTCTTTGGGAGAGGCATTACTTACGCTTGCCCTTCTTGCCGCGCTTCATCTTGCCGTACTCCATCATCTGTTCCTTCTTGGACTCAGACTTCTCGTGACGCATCTTGGCGGCCTTGGACTTGTACTTGCTCATGGGTGTTACCTCCCGAGGAATCCTAGCAGTCCCATTTACGCAAAGCCAAAGCCTTACGCGTCGGACGACCTTTGCTGTCCTTCATCGGACCAGGCATCCCACCCATGCGGGCACAAAAGGATCGGCGTCGAGCAGCAGCTTTCGGTGACCGTTTCGCCTGAGCAGCCGACACAGGCGGCTTCAGATTCATACCCTGACGCTTAGCAGACGCACGACCCTTAGCGTTCAAACCACCCTTCGGGTCTTTGCCTTCTTTGCGTTGCCACGCCGGAGTCTTAGCCACGCTTCTTCTTCTTTCGACGCGACACCACAATCTTGCCCGCCTTTTCACGGACTGTCATGCCAGCGCCCTCGGTTTGCTTTTTGAGTTGCGCATACTTCTGTGCAGCAGAAAGACGTTTCATTGACGTTTTGCCCACGCGTTGTCAACAAGATTCGGATACGGGCGACCCGCATCAGCGGCACGTCGCTTCGCAGCAGACTTCTGCTTCGGACTCAACGGCTTAGATTTCTTGTTCGGGTTCTTTTTGTCCCAGAACGCCTTTTTACTTTTTCTTTGCACGGCGAGCCTCCGACAATGCGATGGCAACAGCCTGCTTGCGCTTGGTTACCTTTTTGCCTGATGACGACTTCAGCGTTCCACGCTTATATTCGCCCATAACTTTTTGTACCTTGGTCTTTTTCATCGTACCTCCACTGTATATGCATCAACATAACCTGATGCGAGCAGCACGTCAAGCACCCCTTCAGGTACCCGCAATGGCTCCCCTCTCACAAACCTGTAGGTCTTGCCGGCGATGTCGCATTGGAGGCTGCGTTTCAAGGTGACGTTATGCCAGAGGGTAGCCGTTTCGGTTGTGGGGTCGGTGAGCAGGGTGCCTGCGGGGAGGGTGTCTGCGAGCTGTCTGGCAGCCGATGTCCAGGACCATTTGCGAACCTCGGGCAGTTTGGCTTTCGCCCACGCCAGATGGGTGTCGTGGTTGGCGTACATTTCGCGCATCGCCTCCGCCAACTCTCGTGGGTCGGTTTCATCCCAGTCGCCACCATAGATCGACGGTGACGGCTTGTGGCCCAGAACGAATGGGGCGAGATGAGCGAAACCTTTCTGTCCCGAGGAGTCATTGAGAATCGTTGGGATACCGCACGCCATCGCCTGCAACGGCATCAACCCGAAACCCTCGCCTCTTGTGACGGCGATGTAGCAGTCGGCTTGATGGAAGTAGCCGATGGTTTCTTGGTCGGTGAACCAGCCTCGGTGCATAAAGACGTTGTTCGGCAACTTGAGGTCAGGTACGCCGTGTGCTTCAGGGTTGGGTTTGAGGTGGAGTTCGGCGTCAATGTCCGCCAACTTGAACGCCTCCAACACGATGTCCAACCCTTTACGCAACCACTGTGACCCGCCAGCATGAAACCTGAACCTCGGGTTCGCTGGTCGCTGTTTAGGTTTCCAAATCTTCGTGTCCACACCCAACGGAACCTTATGCACATTCTTGTGATGCCGAGAAAACAACTCAACGTTATGGTCGCAAGGGACGATGATTTGGTCGTAGACGTTCATCCAGTCAATGAACCGTTGGTTGAGTTGGGTGGATTCCCACATCGTAAAACAGGCTCGCCACTGGTTCTTGTAGAACGTTTTGATTTGGTATGGCTGCATCATGTTCACCATGACGCTCGCATGTTCGTGCAACGTCACATCCTTGGGCACATGGTCCATGAACCCTTTGAACATCGCACCGTACCCGTAACGCGGGTGCGGATACCCCAACCAAGATTGGTGATTCAATCCGCGATCTTCTCTAGTTTGGCTGACCCGTCAATCTTCGTTGGTTGCCCACCCGTTTTACGGATGCGTTTGTAGGCATCCAAGTCTTTGTCAAGCTGTTTCTCTTTGGTGTTCAAATGTTGGACGTTGTGGCGTGTCGGCATCGCAACACCGGACATGCGCACATGGCTGATACGGCAAGCAAAACAGCCTTCAACGTCAAGTGTTGGGTGTGTTTCTGCGTGTTTCATTTTCCCCTACGAAATGTATGCGCCGTAACCTGCCGCAGTAAGACTAGCAACCTCATCAGCCGACACTTCGTTATCCGTCCCACCCCAATACACCTTGGCAATCGTCGCAATCTCATTCGGTTCGTTCTCCGTGTAGGTGCCGTTGGTGAGTAGGAACACATTCCTACCGCGAGGTTCGGCATCAAAGTGACGGAACAGCGAATACGCCAGTCGTACCTCCTGGGAATCGAACTCCTTGGGTGGGATACCCAACACTAGGAAGTCGTCGGTTGGTGGTCTAAAGATGCTCACGAGACGTAATCACCATAGCCTGCCGCAATCAGGTCGGCTTTCTCCTCGGCGGTCACAAAGTTCTGGGAGCCGCCGTAATAAATCTTGGCAATCAACGAATAGTCCCTCTGCTCCACCGTCGTGTAGGAGCCATCAGTCAGTTTGTAGACGTTGCTACCGGCATAGGTGGGTTCGGCGTAACGGAACAGGCGGCCCGCAATCGACATGTCGTGGCGATCCGCTGGCGCAATCTCGGTGGTTGCGGGTGGGCGGAACAGCAGCAGTTTGACTGTGGTGGTGGATTGGCTGCTGGTGCCTGAAGCTGTGGCGGTGCGTTGTGCGACACGAGCAGACACAATCTCCCTGCCACCCGTACCTGATGCTGTGGCGGTACGGAAACGGGTAATGAGTTTGGCGACCAGCGAATCGCCTGCACCGGTGCCTGTAGCGGTGCGTGGTGCGATGTGCAGTTGGCTGACGCTCGATGCACCTGTCCCCGAGGCGGTTGCCATGCGTGCACGGGTAACCGCACCTGCAGCCGTCTGGGTGCCTGTGCCTGCGGCTGTGGCGGTGCGTGGCACGATACGAAGCCCTGTGGCGGTCTGGGTGCCCGTACCTGAGCCAGATGCGGTGAAGGCGCGGGTGACCACGCCAGACGCGCTAGAAGCCCCTGTGCCTGCGGCTGTGGCTGTACGTGGCGCGATATGCAACCCGACAGCACCACTACCCGTAGTTCCTTGACCACTCGCAGTAGCCGAGCGTGGGACGACACGCTCACCCTCAGCAGTCTGCGTACCCGTACCAGCGGCGAGTGCCGTGCGCTTGGCAACCAGCACCGTAGTAGTCGATGATGCACCTGACCCTGAACCTGTCGCAGTACGCAGCGATAGAACTAGACGTTGCGCAGTTGACGACCCTGTACCTGCTGCTGAAGCAGTACGGTCAACGACGACTAGACCGCGATAGAAACCTTGCGTCGTCTTATAAGGAGAAGCGAAATAGACGACCTTGCGGTACGTGTAATTCGGTACTTCCTCAAACTCTCGAAACCCAGGAGAGTCGGTGAACCCGAAACTGAAATCGGTGACTCCAGTAGCCATCTGGCTACCTCACCTCAATCCAATGTCAGCGTCAGCGAAGTGATCTGAAAAGTGTCACCAGCAGTCACCGCAGCAGACGACGACAACGCGCCAGTCCACAAACAGTTACCAGCAGTGGAGTTATCCCACAGCGAAAAATGCGAATAGGTTTCCGTGGTGGAAACATTCGTCCACTCAACGGTCGCAGACGACGCCATCGAACCAGACGATGCAGCAGAGAACGTGACTTCCTCACGGGTTGTCTCTGTGGCTGCGTTGCTCGTGCCCGCTTCGCCAGGGTCACCGGTGTGCAGCTTCACGTAGACGTTGCTCACCGAGAACGATTGAGCGCGAAGGGTATCGAGCAGTTTGTTCTCTGCGTAGTTAGAAATCGACATCAGTTACCTCGCGCAAAATGATAGCAGAAAAAACGAAGGAGGGGTGGCCGACCAGGGGAACGTCGAACCACCCCTCACAATCGTTGACTGAACTGGTTAGTTCAGTTACGCGCCGAGCGAGGACGCCGACTCAATGCGACGCAGTGAAGCCTCGCGGAATCGTGCGTAACCGCCGAGCCAGTACCAGCCGACTGGCTGGAAGCGCTGGAGCACGTCGACCACTGGACCGCGCACAACGCGTGGGAACGCGCCGTTGCCATCCACGATCGAGTGGGCCTTGGCGAGTGCCTGACGTCCACAGATGTGGGTGCAGTACGCGTCAATGGTGCCCGTCGAGCCTGAGCCGTTGGAGGCGTTCTCGAAAATCTTCGCACGTGGCGTCTCAATGAAACGCACACCTTCGAAGGCTCCGATTTCGCCGTTGTAGATACCGGCTGGGTCGCTGTACACGTGCGGGTCACGCCACGACGCGACACCGGTTTCACGGCGAAGGTCGTAGGACACGTCTGGGTGAATGTAACCCATGTACATGCCGTTGAACGAAACGGCGTTGGCCTTGCGGAGGGCGGCGACAATCTTGCGAACGTCGTTTGCCTCGATGATGTCTGCTGCCGCAATGTTGTTGCGAGCAGTTGGGGTGGTGGTTCCGCCACCGCCGTAGATCACGTTGGTGCCAGCCGAAAGCACGTCACGGATAACTCCGTCGATGCTGATACCGGCGTTGTAACCAACGAGGTTTGCGGCTGCCGCATCCACGTCAAGGAACGACGTGCCACGCAACTTGGCGGTGGTGTTCACGGCATTGCCGTACTCATCCAACGTCACTTCAACTTGGCTGTCACCCATGACAACTGGGGTCACGTCGGTGTCCTCAGTCAAGGTGCTGGTCTTCTCGCTCAGGTCATTGAAAATGGTGAACTTCACCGATGATCCTGGCATTGCTTGTGCGACTGGCATCACGTCTGCAACCGCGTCGAACAAAAGTTCGCTGCGGAGTGCGAAGTACGCAATCCTGTCAAATGCAACCTGGTCTGTGAGCAGGCTGCTCTGTTGTGTCTTGGACATTTCCTGTGGTTCTTTCTCCCACAGGTTTATGCCCGTGGGCTAGATGTTTTCTGCTTCTTGCCTTGCCTGAGCCAAAATCTGCATGACCTCTTGCTCGTTACGAGCCTGGTTGATTTTGGTTGACCAATCGACCACAGGATCACTTGACTCACCGGCACGTTGAGCCTTCGTAATACGGCTCCACGCATCAGCCTCAGATTTGGCTTGCGCCGTCTCTGCTGCCTTCGCGATGAGATTTGCTTCCTCCGCTGCTAACCGGATTGCCTCTGGTGTTACTTCACCGTCGTAGCCTTTTACGAAATACTTCGAAACAGGATTATCCATTGGAACTCCTGCTTTGATGAAAGCCATTTCGCGTTTGACTGCTTCGGCTTCCGCAAGCTGTTTCTTCAGCTCTGCGGATTCCTTTTCCAGTAGACGCATCCGTGCCCGCACGGGGTCTTTCGGTGCCTCGTCAACATTGTCGTCTTCGAACTCGTGGACATTGGACATTGGCTCACTCCTTTACCCACACCAGGTTGGAGGTTCCTGGTGGCTGTGTCTGATATGACAACTACCAGAGTAGCAGTATGACTACTTTTGTCAAGGGGGTGCTATTGGGCCATGCCTGCACCGGTTTCAACGGTGCCGGAGGTGGCTCCTGTGGTGCGTGCGAATGATCCGCCGCCAGCGAACTCTCCGACGCGTTGAGCGCGACGGCGTTCAATTTCTTGTTGGGATGCGATGTCGAAGCCGAACGCTGCCCCAACCTTTTGTTCTTGGGTGAGCATCTGTTCGCCGGTCATTTCGCTATACAAGCCGGATAGTTCACCGACCTGTTGGAACACTTGTTGGGCTTGGGATGGGGTGTAGCCGCGAGCAATCAGGTCTTCTGCGGTGGTGACACCGAGCTGGAAACCTGCTTGTTCGCGGGCGCGGGCAGCGATTTGGGCGGCTTGGGCTTGGCGGGTGAGGACTGGGGCGCCTTTGGCTGGGTCCAAGAAGTAGCCGACGAGTTCGCGTTCTCCGACGTTGTAGAGGCTTTGCATCTGGCGTTTTACCTCTGGGTCGGCTTCGGCTACGAGACGGTATCCCTGGTTGATTCGTTCTTGAAGTTCGGCGTTGGAGACGTCACCTTCGATGAGTTTGCGGAAGTCGTCTGGTTCGTCGTAGGCACTGAACATTTCAGGGCCGAGGTTCCGGCGTAGGGTTTCTCGATACTGTTCTTCCAAGCCGATGTAGGTTGCTGGATCAAGTTCGGGGAGTCCCTTTTTGGCGCGTGCTTCGTTGGCTTTGAAACGGGTGCGGAACGTTTCGGTGTCACGCAACTGGAACAAGATGGCGTCTCCGTCGGTGATGCCGCGAGCAATGGCGTCACGGACGTTGCCTTCCAATGCGCCCAAACCGTAGCTGTTGAGCAGTTTTTGTAGTTGGGCGAAAGCGTCGGTACGGCGTTGCTGGGCGGCTGCTGCTTCAGCGGCTTGGGTTGCAGCGAACTCGGCTGCACGCTGTTCACGGTCCAAACGGGCGATGCGTTCCGTTTCTGTTTCTCGTGGCGCAGTTGGCTCGACAGGTCGTTCTGCTTCCACACCCAACGCTGCTCGTAGTGCAGCAGCCTGCTCTGGGGTTTGGTTAGCCAACGCCTCATCAAGATAACGACGCAACTCGGGCTGCTCGATAGGACCAAGTGGTACGTTGCTCATTTACGGAACCCGAAAGCCTTCTCCAAAGTAGACACAATGCTAGATACCTCTTGCTCAGCCTGCGGCGTGAACTGATAGCCGTACCGTTTATCTGACTTGATTTTGAACAACCAGTCATTCAACGACAACTGGCCTTGGTCCTTGCTGCCGAACGCTTCAGCCCACTTCGGATCATTCACCCAGTCAATCTCAGACGGGTCGACCCCGAGAGTGCGAGCAGCGTAAGCCTTGTAGTTGTAGAAGATGTCTTCCAAAGAAACACCAGCATCTATCTGGTCTGCGAGGTGACTGTATTGGCCTTTTGCTGTGCGTTGCGCTTTCTGCAAAATAGATTCTTCGGTAACCATCATCCCGTTGTATGGGGTGTTCGTCAATGCGGCTTTCAGTTCGGCATCAGATACGACATACCCGTATGCTCGACCAGCGTTGCGGATACGGTCAGCAATCTCTGACTGCATCGCAGTAGTCGGTTTCGCACCATACGCGTAGTTGTAGACCCCGAACTTGAGGTCGTCGCCAGACCAGTTTTTGCGGGCTGCGTCACGGGCAACAGCATCAAGTTGTGCGGTGTCCAACTGAAGATCGGCGTACTGTTTGGTTATCTCGTTCTTTTTGACGCGAATCAGTTCGGCTTGTTTTGCTGGGCTGAAATCAAATGCTTGTTCGGCTTCGCTGGTCCGCTGACCGTACGCGGTGCGTTCCACGTCGGCACGGAAAGCGCCAACTTCTGCTTCGGTTTCTAGTTGACCGTACGCATCCTCTGTTGCTGCTTTGACAACGATAGAAACGACATCGCTACCGAAGAAGTCCACGAACTGTTGTTCGCCTTCGCCGCCATCGAAACTGGCCGCAAACTGTGGGAATAGGGTGCGCAGTTCTGCTCGAACCGCATCGGTCAAACCCATCGGACCAGTGCCAGCTACCGCTTTCTTCTTTTTCTTTGTGGTCGTTGGCGGAGTTGCACCGCCACCGCCAGTGTCACCCGTCTGTTCAGGAGTTGGTTCAGTTACAGGTTCAGTGGTCACTTCACCCGTTGGTGCCGAAACTACGGTGGCGCGTTCCCCAGCACGCAACTGGGTACGAGCCGCAGCAACCTGACCAGGAGTTCCGCTAGGAGGAAGCACTGTTGGCTGGGTGGTGGTTCCGGTCAACGAATCCAATGTTGCTTGTGCTTGCGCCAAGTTTTGTTCTGAGGCGGCAAGTTCTTTTTCACTGATGTTGCCTTTTGCGAAAGCGTTCCGGTTTCGGTCCCTGATTTCTTTGAGGTCTGCAACCCGTGATTTGGCTTGGTTGATTTGGTTTTGGGTATTGGCAAGAATCGTGCCAGCTTGCTGTTCGGCTTTTTTCTCTGCCGCGATTTCTTTCTTCAGGCTAGGAATCAGTTGGTCACGCAACTGAGTCAACGTATAAGTTTTCCCTTTGTACGTGTACGACTTGACGGTTGGATCATTGAGCGCATCTTGCGCCTTCTTCAGTTCGTCCTGTGCAGCCATCAGCCACCACCCACAAGAAGTTCAAGCGCCCGACCAATACGCATCGCAGCCCTACGATTCGGGTCAATACCAGCAACCTGCATCTGTGCAGCAGTCTGCACCGAAGGAGAATCCTGCGACGAAGCAGCACGCTGACGCTGCTGATTCTGAATACCAGCAATAGCCTGCTGCAACTCTGCCTTCGTCAAATTGCGACCCAACTGACGGAACGACTCCTCACGCAAATACACACCCAAATCCTCAGCAGACGTAACACGCACACCAGCACCACCACCAACACCCTGCGTTGCTGGCATCACCGTAAGTTCCGCATACAACGGCTCCCACGTCACACCACGCGAGTTCGCGTAATACAACAAGTCTTCCATCGCTTGCAAATCTTTCGACTCAAAACGGGTACCGGCAAGTGCTGTTGCGGAAGGTTTGCCGTTGGTGCCATAGAAACCGCGTGACGCCAACAGATTCAACACGGCACCGCCAACAGCAGTACCAGCAATTTTGCTCAACTCAACACGAGCATCTTTGGTTGGGTCGTATGGGGTGCGGGCGATATTGCCGTTTTGGTCAACGAGAAGATGGCCTCCGTAACGCATCGGGCGGTCAACTGATCCGCTACGGCGAATGTCAGGGAACGCAATCTGTTCCAACCCTGGTGCGATACCAGTAACCTTGCGGGTTGCGTAAGGATAGTTGGCGCCGAGAGGTAGTTTGTTGGTTTGGCTGGCACCAGCAGCCTGCTGCAACATGGCTGCAAAGTCCTGATCTATCGGCTGAGTGTCCTGATTATCTCCGTTTGCCATTAGTCCTCGACCTGTTGTGCCAATAAACGTTGCCACACGCGGGAGAACCCAGGCTCCCGTTGCGCCAACGCTTCACCAATACTAGCCATAGCGCTCCTCAGAGGCGCCGCAGACTTCGCAGTAGCAAAACCTGACGGCTGACCGCCACGCGACACATACGTTCCCACAGCCTGATCGAGATACTCCAAGTATTCGCTGACAGCTTTGGCGGTCGGATTCTCCGCAACACGAGGATCGGCCACCAGGTTGCGTAGTTCCTCAACGTCGTTTTCAAACTTGCCGACAGTGAACTCGGCTTTTAGTGGGAAACCTGGGTACTGTTTGTGCAGGTATTCGCGGTAGGTGCGCAGAATGTTCTGCTGTTCTTCGTTCGGGTATGGTCCGACGAGGCGGCGTGCGGCACGGTATTTGGCTGAGCCGATGCGCTGTTGGGCGATAGCGACCACTTCTCGGTCGGTGAGACGTTCACGTTTGCCTTGCTGCAACTGGCGTTGCCAAACCGTGAAGTTGAACTCTGAACCTGCTGGCGCAAGATAGGCGGCAGTGTTCTCGTATTGGGCTAACAGGTCACCGTTTTGGCGTTCCCAATCGGAGAACTCCGCGGTCGCCTCTAAACCTTCCTGCAAAGAACGGGTCTTGGATGCCACGTAGAGGGTTACTTCGTCGCCGTACAGTTCCAAGAACTTCGGTACAGCGGTGTCATAGTCTTTGGCTTGCAGATCGTAGAACTCTTTGACGAGTGCCGATACGAACTGGTCACCTTCTTTGGTGGGGATGACGAACTCGGTGGCTCCTGCGGTTGGTCCCAAGAACTGTGATGATGCGCGCATCAACGTCAAAATGCGGGCTTTGGCTTTCGCATCCTTGTACAACTGGTTCGTTGAGTTCGGGTCATCCAAGTCATAGTCACCTGATGCCGATAATGCTCGCAAGGTTTCGATGTAGGTGTTGCCGAATACGTTGTCAAGTTTGCCGGTGTCGGCACGTATGGCTTGAATGAACTTGTCGGTCCACTGGGGGACTGGGTTGAACGCGCTCCCAACGCCTTTTTCTCCGTAGGGGAGCAGGAAGTCTTTCACGGCATCAAGTTGTGGGGCGTCAGGCAACTGTGATGCGGCCACCTGCATCATCGGTCCAAGAGACGGATACGCGTTGATACCTTGCGACAAACGCTTCACCGGAGCTTCCAACGGCGCGTTGATACCAGTCAACAGTTTGGCAAGTGTGCCAGAACCAGGGAACGCAAACATCATCTGATTCGTAGTCGGGTCACGATAGAAGAATCCGCGACCATCGTTGTCGTAATCGGCACCCAACGCACCCGAATACACGCGCTGGAACGAACGAACAGTGTTGACTGGGTTACCTTTCAGGAAGCCGAGATATGTGCCCAATACTTCACGCCAAGCAGGTGCGAACGGCATGATGATTCGCAATGCGTCTTCAAGGTTCGACTTGTTGGATGCGTCATAAAGAAGTTCTTTGGTTTGTTGGACCGCCATGAAACGGGCATATTCGTCAAGTTCTTCTGCGGTTGCAGTACCGCGAGTCATCGTGGATGCCTTCAATACTTCCAACGTTTTTTTGCTACCAAGATATTGGGCTTCACCAATACCTAACGCTTTGGCGTTGTCGCTGATTTGCTTCAGGAGTTTTTCTGCTTCTTCGGGGCTGAGCATGTCGGCTTGTTCAGCGATGATTTGGGCGTAATACTGGCGGAATGTTGGTGAACGATCAAGAATGTTGGATGCTTTGCCAGCAATCTCGTTGAAGAACCAGTTGATGCTTCTGTCAAACGCTGCAGTCAAGCCGTTTTTTTCTTCTTTGCGTTCCATGATTTCGCGCTTGACAATCGCAGGCAAACCAGTCTTGGTGGTTTCGTCCCACAATGGCAAACTTTGGACGATTCGACGTGACTCATCAACGCCTTGACCTTGTGCGCCAGCAGCAACTTCGCCAGTTACCGGCACAACAGTCGCAAACTTCTTGCCCTCAAACTCAATAACGCCGTCACCGAACGCATCAACGATGACGCGACCTTCTTCGTCACGGAACGATGTCACGACACCTACACGGTCTTCACCAATCTGTACCAGGCTGCCTATGCGGTGGATGCCATCGTCTTTGCCTGCGCCACCAACAATTGTCAGTTCACCAACTGCACGTTCAACCGTGGGGACACGCACGTGAACACCTTTTTTGATGGTGGTAAGGGGTATTTGGTTGAACGCGGCCATGAACTGCACGTCTGGCAGATTGCCTGTTTGAACCTGAACGTTGCCCAGTACGACGCGGCGCATGTGTTGACCAAGGAAAATGTCAAGGTCGTCTGTGCGCATCTGGTTGAAAGGAACGAAACCTTTCGCCTTGGCTGTTTGTGCATTATCGGGGTTGACAACGGTGAAACCTTCACCACCGCCGTAGTACATGTCTTCAATGTCGTCAAGAATCTCTTTCTTTGATTTGGCGTAGGCAACCAGTCGGGCAACCAAGCCGTCTTCGGTTCCGCCACCGGCAAGATGTTCGGCAGCCAAACGCTGCAACTCATCGCCATGTATCAACGCAACATTGTTCAACACTCCATCGGTGTGGAACTGCATCCCGTTCACGTCACCTCGGCTGGCTCGCGCCCAAGCATTAGTTTTTTGCAAATGGTCGGCTGCACCGACAGCATCCAAACCTTGCTCGCGCATACCGAAACGCAGATTTTGGCGCATCGCCTGTTCAATTTCTGACAGGTTGGCTTCCGCAATCATCTCCAGTTTGTCCCCACCCAAGAGGCGTGACGTGCCGTTTACGATACGGTTCCAGACCACAGGGGCTTTGCGACCAGTTTGCGCATAGCTGATGGTGACAGCGCCTTGAATGGTGCGACGCTCAGCCTGACCCAAAACGAGCATCAAATATTGGAATGGGTGGGTCAGCGCAGAGTTCAATCCAGCGAACGCCATACGTACTTGTGCATCAAAACCGTTTCGCACCACATAGCCACCAGTAGCGAGCGCCAAAGGTTTCCATATTTCGTTCTGTATGCGATCTATCGCTTCAATAGCAAAACGTTGTTCACCGGTGTTGACGCGTCGCTGGACTACGGTGCGAGCATCTTGCACCGTTTTTTGTAGTGATGCGACTTCTTCCGCAACCGTTTGCGGCATCGTGGACTTCTTCGGATATTGGTCAGCAATAGCAGACAGACGACTTACCGCTTGGTCATACTGGTCTTTCATTTCGGGTTTGATGACAGTGAACTCTCGAAGTGCTGTCTTGGACGCACCACGTACTTTCGTCAACCTGGACAGCCAAGGGTTGCTGGTTGCTCTACGGATTTGTCGTACATCTGGCAGGAAATGGACGCGATTTAGCAACTCTGATAGTTGCATTGGGCCGCTAATCTGCAAGTTCTTCGGGTTGCCCAAAGCCTCAATCAACGATTCAATTTCTTCTGTGGGCAAATAGTCAAGGTTCTTGTTTGCAACGAATGAATACATCTTGTTGTCGGTGTTCATGCCTTGACGGTTCAGCATGTATTGGCGCAGATTGTCAATGCCGCCGTTGGCTTTCTTTATCATGTCATCAGCGAGTTCAACATCCATACCGTTCGCGGTCAAAGCTGCTCGGACAGCACCGTTGAACGTGTCTAGTACGCGTTTCTTGCCTGCGGCAGTGGTGCCTTGGGCAAGGTTGCGGATTGCTTCGCCGCCGATTGCCTCAACTTTGGCGTCATCAACTCCAGCAGCTCGCAGGAAACGGATGATGTTCAATGCGCCTTTGCGGTTGTCTTCGTCGGTGCCGTTGATAACGATGGTGTTCTCTGGCATCGTTTGGAACCAGCGTGATTTGCGGATGCCGTCAGCAAACGGGATTCGTTGCACGATCTCACCGATTCTGCGTGACGGTGAAATGACCGACTTTTGGTATCGGCGCACGTCACGGAATAGTGAGCCGTCTTCCATTGTCCAGCCGCCAGCCAATGCGTCAATAACTTCGTCACCGGTTTGGGCATCAGCCAACGCTGCGACCACTTCGTTATCGAGACGACCTTCAAATCGTTCCAAGATTTTGACTGGTGATGTTTCGGTGGTGAGATAGTCCACGAGTTGTTTGGCGCGAGGGTTCTCGTTCCAGAAACGAATGAACTTTTTGCCTTCAACGGTGACACCGGCAAGGTTGGTAGCGACACCTGCTTCATCTGCCAACGCTGCGGCTTCTTGTGCCAACGCGCCTTTTGTCAACAATGGCACCATGTATTTTGGCGCGGTAAAAGCTTTGTATGCCTTGGTCAATGGTCCTGTCGGGTCGGCTTTCAACATGACCATCGCATCAAGGACGCCAGACAAAATGTTGTACGGTTTCGTGTTCGGTTGTAGGTTGACAAGGTTGGCGGCTCCACGTCCAACTGTCCATGCCGATCCGTTGATGGTGCCTCGATAACGGCGGGCACGTTCAGCCTGCTTCTTCATCCCTTCTTCGGAGAGGAAGAATCCTTCGCCGCGCAACTCGGGGTTCTCAATCATCGTTCCTAACGACGTTTGAATAAACCAGCCGTCAATGTCATCGTTTTTGTCAAACAGTTGAGCCGCAGCACCTTGCACGGATTCGGGCAGAAAGTTGAGTGCAGCGGTACCCCAACGTGAAACAGCTTTGATGTTGTCATAAATCTGTGTCGGCAAAGCACGAGGCGGCTGCGAAACCTGCGCCTCAGCAATCTGTTTCGCCTGCAAACGACCAGCAGCGTCAATCACTTCATCTGTTGCGTTTGCTTTCGCTAACGCCAACTGGGTTTGTGGTGTCAACCAGCCTGCACGCTGTTTTACTCGCGTCAGATTCGTTGCAACATCAGGACTCAACGCTGGTTGTGGTTGCGCCCCCTGATTTTTTTTCAGGTAGACGTCATTAGAAAGCGGATCGAGGTTCGCTTCCCATCTCACAGTTCGTCTCCATACGCATCAACAGCATCCAACAAATCATCCAACTGGTATGCGACAGCAATCTGACGTAGTTCGTCGACGGCTTGTTGTTGTGGGGTAATCATCGGGATGCCGGCTGCGGCTGGACCTGGACCAGGGCCGAATGGTGCGCCAGCAGTGATCGGTTCTTGTGGGCGTCCAGTTGGTGCAAACAGGGAACCTGCCGGCATTGGACGAGCAAACTGTTGTGTTTCTGTTGGCGAACGACGCATCGGCACTGCTTGTTGTGCTTGCATCTGTTCTTGGCGTTTGCCGTAGGTTTGGCCTCGGGCAGCCATCATTGCTGGACCTTCGTTGTATGCAGTGTCGCTCATTTATGCCCCCAGTTGTGCGAGTAGTGCCTCGATCGGTGGCGGGCCAGCGGGTGCGGCTACGGGTGCTTCAGCGCCCATACCTGGCATTGCTAGTCCTGGCATGGTTTCTGGTGAGCCTGCCGGCATCGCTTGTGCTTGTCGTTCACGTGCCCGTTCATCGGTGCGACGAACTGCGTCGAATAGTGGGACGTCTTGTTCTACGACGAGGCGGGTGAGGTAGGCGAGGTCGTCTGGCTGGTATGGGCCTTCAGGGTTGGCTGCCTGCTGTTGGATGGATTGCAGGAGTGCGGCTTCGACGCCTTCTGCGATGATGCGATCATGCTCCAGGTCTGGATCGGAGATGAGCGGGTCTGCTTCACGAGCAGATTCTTTTGACATCAAACCGACACCCAAACGTTGTCCGAGTCCGATGATGAGCGAGTTCACGTCCGAGCCTGCTGCCGAATACGCGACGTAGTGGAAGTCGGTTTGCCACACTTTGTTCGGCGTGTAGGACTCTTGGCCTTGTGTCGTACGACCACTCAAGAAGAATGTTTTTGGTTGTTCACCCCAATACGCTTTTTCGAGTGCGATGGCGATTTTATCTTCGTGGAGTAACGAGTTGGCGAAGGTTTCTTGTGCTTCTTGTACACGGTAATCCACGGTCGCAGAAAGAACGGCTTCGCCGCGGCGACCAGTTCGGATATTGGTTGCGGACTCGCCGCCGAACTCTGCGGGTATCGCGCCTTCAAGACGTTCTTGGCGTTCCAAACGGTCGAGGGCTGTGTCGGTTTTGTAACCAGGATTTAGTTGCAACTGCTGGATGTCGCCACCTTTGACAACACCCAAGATGCCGGCTTTGCCGTCGGCAAGTTGCATAATCTCAGGGTTTTCTCCTGGGCGTGCAACCAAATATTCTTCAGGGAAGATGCCACGCTCAATAGCAATCTCAGTCAACGCTTGGAGACGGGCACGCGTGTAGTACATGCCGAGTACGCCGTCGAATTGGCCGCGTGGTTTATCGAGAGTGATGCGTTGTGGTACGACTGCGAGTGGCATACCGGTGCGATTCGGGATTGCTTCGAGAAGGATTGCTTCCAAACCTGCACGCTCAGACTGTGACAGCTCAGGGTTGTCTTCAGCACCCAAGACGATGAGTTGCATGGAGTCTCCGCATACGTATTCGAGAAGTGTGTAGCGGGAGTCGGAGTCAACGCGACCGAAACGTAACTGGTCTGAGACGAGTGGCCCATAGTTTTTGAGAAGCCATGATGCGGTGACGCGTGAAGTGAAGATGCAGTTTTCTGGTACGACGTCATCGTCTTCCATTGGGGCAGCGAATGTGTCCAGCGGGTTGCGTACGACCCATTTTGGGGTGAGGGTGGCGAAGTCTGGTTTGATGAAGACTGGGGAGGATGAGTATGCGAGGAGGTGTCGTGCGCGGCGACGCAGTTTCATCTGCATCTTGTTCTCATCCCAGAACGACAGCAATGCTTTCTTGCGCATACGCGCATACTTCTTGGCGTTCTCTGAACCTTCCTTCACTGGAGGGAAGAATGGTGATGGCATCGTTGACGATACACGCATCGACATCTGATCCAAGCCCTGCACGAGCAGGTTGGCGACGTTAGTTTTGGCGTTGCGGTCCAACTCGTTGAGTGGTACTACGACGTCACCGTTGGCGAGGTCGCGTACGCGACGCATCTGCTCATGTACAGGTCCAGCCGCCAGTCGGCGCTGGTGGTACAGTTCAACGATTTCGTCTAGCGAGCGCAAGGGTTACATGCTCCCGCGACGAAGACCGCCTCCGCGCATAAAGGACTTCATGCCTTCAAGCATGGAGCGGGTTCCTCCTTCAACGGTGCGACCAGCAAGGGGATTATTTTTTGCAGCAGGGAGAGCGATTGGTTGAGTAATTTTGTTGGTGCGACTTCCAAAACCTGCCCCACTTCGCACGGTGGTCTGATTGCGTAGAATGTCTCTCGCGTTGCGCTCATTGCTTTTGATGGTCGACATGTATTCGTAACGGTCGGCCGTTGTTGGTTTGCGAATCATTTCAAACTCTGAACGGACAGATGAGGCCGTCGATTTTGCTCGCATGTATGAATACGCAGCGTTTTTTTTCAAATCAACTGGCTGACCATAATCGTCCAAACCCTTGGGTTTCCCAGTTGTGCTTTTTTTACGCATGGTGGTTCTCAGGATAACACATCATATCCAGGTTGGGCGCCACATGCGTGGTGGACGCTTCACCGGACCGAGTTGAGGCATGTGGAGTTCTGCGAACCAGTGTGCCATTACGAGGTCGGTTCCGTTCTTTTTGTTGCGAGTCCAACTGGACATTTCCTCAATGAACGCGAGCGTCTTCCAGTTTTCTCTCATCGTCGGCAACCGTACCTGCCCTGCTCTCCACAGGGGTGGCAGTAGTGCTTCGACACCTAGGTTTTCGTCTAGTTTGTTGCGGGAGGTCGTATGAGGAACAACCATGACACCGTGGAGGGCTTGCCACTTGCGAACGAAGTCGTGAGCCAACAGGAAGCGTTGGGCAGCGTTGACTTCCACAATCCAATGGGAGATCGGGTAGCCCATCTCGAACGACCTGTTCTGCCAAACCTCCATTATGCCGCCGTACTGTCGGCTGGACGTATCAAAACCAAGTAGCTCCTCAGCAGTCAACTTGGTTCGTTCAACGTCTATCAGGTAGCGCAGGTTGGTGTTGGGTTGGAATAGCCACCATTGGACTGCCCAAAAGTTTGTTGGGCTGGGGTCTACGGATGCAATTGAGATGATTGGGGGTTCTAGGCCGCCTGGGATGTAGCCGGCTTTGC